AAATAAAAATATAATCTTATGTAAAATGATCCAAACATTAATGGTAGGAGGTGGTAAAGAAATTAAATCTTTATTAAAATCTGAGAAAGTTTCTCCTGTAGCTTTAGTGGTAATGCTCGTTATTTTATTTTTATTAAGAGCCTTAATCGTTGAATTCGCATACAATAAAGTGGCACCTAAATTAATCGGCAATTGGTCATCGGTATCATCTAAAGATCGTAAATTCGAACCCTTAACTTTTAATGAAGCTCTATTATTCACAATCTTAATTTCGTTTCTATTTATTTAAATTTTAATTACTTAAAATTATTTTATTATCTCTTATTATAAAATGAGTGAATATGTTGAAGAACCTGTAGCCGTTGAAGAACAACCTACTGATACGGAAGAAGCGCCTGTAGAAGAAGAATCAGCACCAGCTGAAGAAGCACCGGTAGAAGAGACACCTGTTGAAGAAGCACCGGTAGAAGAAGCGCCTGTAGAAGAAGCGCCTGTAGAAGAAGCGCCTGTAGAAGAAGAAGCACCTGTGGAAGAACCTGTACCTGTAGAAGAATCTGCTCCTGTAGAAGAATCTGCTCCGGTATCTACTCAAGAAGTTGTACAAAATGTACATGAAATGTTAACGACTGAACCAGCTGTATCAGATTCGGCTAGTTTAGAAGAAAGAGTTAAGGTATTAGAAGAAAGACTTGAAAGTTTAATTGAAACTTTAAATAAAAAATTAATTCGCACTATGCCTCATATAAAAATTAATTAATTAGAATAAGCTAATCCTCCCATACCCGACATGATGCGTAAAACATTATAGTTAACAGCAAATATACGGATAGTATCCAATGCCTGATTACCACCAGGTTGGGTAGTATCTGATCCACCATTAGCAGCGCCTGTAGTAATGTTTAACTGAGCATTATCAATTCGTGAAAAATTACATGTTCCTGACGGTTGATGTTCTTCTGGTTTAAGGGCAAATGAATATACACATATAGAATCAGCTGATGTCACGCCACCATATCCAGTGTGGTGTTGCCATACTTGAGTTCTAGTAAAATATTCAAAACTCCTTTCAGCAAAACGATCATGTCCATTTAATTTAAGTTGAAAAGCGCCAGCATCTAAAGTACAGGGTGATGCTATAGTTGACTCAGGTCCTTCATTGGCAGCGCCCTTCGCTATGTCCAAGGCGTGTGTAGATTCTTCTGTAAAAACCCATATGAGTTCTTTAACTGGATGATTAAAGTTTAAATTTATTTTAGTAGCACTTCCTTCTGTTATAGAATTTGAATCAATTTGAACCTGTTCTATAAGATATTCGTGTGATACTTGTGCAAAACGTCTTCTTTCATCAGTATCAAGGTATATATAATCTGCCCATAATTTGAAATCAGCGCCCGTAGGTCCACTATCATCTGTTAATTTAGCTTGGGTTTCAAATGTAATTTTAACTTTAACCTCGTGATACTGAAGAGCTATCAAAGGTAATGCTAAACCTGGATTACGACAAAACCAAAACCGTAATGGAATGAACATTCTACTCGCTGTAAGAGTAGCATTATCTTTTCCTAAACCAGTTCCACTTAATTTTTGATATAATGTAGCAGCTGATCCGGCTGTTGAACTTTTTGTACCAAAACTATTATCACCCTCTACACCTCGTTCACCTGTAAAATTAGGTTCTGTCAATTCAGAGTAAACAGTTAACCACATTCCAGTATGCTTATCTATTCTTTGACCACCTATTTCTATTTCAGATTCTTTGATCAATGCGTGTCCATAATTTGATGCCCAATCGGCTGCTTCACTTCCTGTAATAGTATGTTCTATATACAACCGGCTAACTAAATCACCATTACGAGAGATAGTAGCAGTTACGGAACTACCGAAAGCGGCTGCTCCAGTGAAAGTCTGTTCGATGGCTTCCATAGAGAAGTTAGTGTGTCTGCGGTAGACAACCTTAAAGAAAGTGATCTGAGGGTTACCCGTTAGGTAGATATCCTGAGCGCCATAAGCTACAAGTTGCATAAGTCCTCCTCCCATATTTTATACCTTAGCATAGAAAAAAAAAATAAATTTATAAATTTATTTTTTTTTCTAATTTTAAAAATTAATATAAATAGAATGATCTATTTAAAATAAATAAATTAATTACTGTAAGCTAGACCTCCCATACCTGACATGATACGGAGAACATTATAATTAACAGCATATACATTAGTTTCTGTGGTATCACCACGGACGAGTTGAGCATTATCAATACGAGAAAAGTTACAAGTTCCAGATGGTTGATGTTCTTCCGGTTTAAGGGCAAATGAATATACTCCTATAGAATCAGCCGTAGTTACACCGCCATATCCAGTGTGGTGTTGCCATACTTGAGTTCTAGTAAAATATTCAAAATTCCTTGCAGCAAAACGGTCATGTCCATTTAATTTAAGTAAGAAGGTAGAAGAGAGAACCGTAGGTGCTCCACCCGCAGCGTGTGCTCCTGTCCAAATAAGCTCTTTTACTGGATGATTAAAATTTAATTCCATAGTACCACCGCCACTAAAATTCTGAAACTGAACTTGTTCAATTAAGTATTCATGGGATACCTGTGCAAATCTGCGTCTTTCATCCGTGTCTAGGTAAATATAATCAGCCCATAATTTAGGCGCTGAAGTACCAGTAGAGCCGACAGCTCCCCAGTCAATTATAATTTTTACTTCATGGTATTGAAGGGCTATTAAGGGTAGGGCTAATCCAGGATTACGGGTAAACCAGAATTGTAAAGGAATAAAATTTTTCGCAGCCTTGTTATTTGTGACACCACCCATACCAGACATCAATTGAAATAGTGTACCTACACCAGCGGCCGTTGTGCCGGCTTCGGCATGTACACTTCCGGTGGGGTTAACTTCCGTTAATTCGGCATATGTTTCTAGCCAATGTCCGTAATGTTTATCAATCTGTTGTCCACCTATCTCACATACAACTTCTTTAATTAATTCTGCACCTTGATTTTTATCGGTACCATTCATTTCCGTGGTTTCTACATACAACCGGCTAACTAAATCACCATTTCTTGAAATTGTCGCAGTTGCTCTCCCACTAGCCGATGTGCTTCCATTGAAAGTCTGTTCAATAGCCTCCATCGAGAAGTTAGTGTGTCTGCGGTAGACAACCTTAAAGAAAGTGATCTGCGGGTTACCCGTAAGGTAGATATCCTGAGCGCCATAAGCTACAAGTTGCATAAGTCCTCCTCCCATATTTTATACCTTAGCATAGAAAAAAATTTAAGAAGAAATAACCTTAAAATATTATCAATTTATTTTTGATAATTTATAAAAAACTTGAATTTAGGAGTAATTACTTAGTTGGCATTAACTTTAGTTAGAGTATGCTAGACCACCTTAGTTGCTGTAAGCAAGACCACCTTAGTTGCTGTAAGCAAGACCACCTTAGTTGCTGTAAGCAAGACCACCCATACCAGACATGATCCGTAAAACGTTGTAGTTGAGGGCGTAGATATTAGCAATTGTAGGATTCGTTCCACCAACGAACATTAATTTAGCATTGTCAATTCTTGAGAAGTTACAAGTTCCAGATGGCTGATGCTCTTCGGGTTTGAGGGCGAAAGAGTAGCAATTGATAAGTCCCTGAAAACTAGATGTGCTGGATTTCGAATGACCGTATTGATGATTTGCGCCGTGGGGCACATTTAAGAACTGTATAATAAAACTAAATGAACCAGCCGTTGTAGCGGCTACTGTGTTAGTAATATTAAAGTAAATAGTTCTATCGACCAAAGTACCTTGTATAGAATCTGTACCATTATCAGTCGGTGCAACCAACGTGAGAGGTAAATTCAAACCAGCATCGATAGTAGTGGTGCCGTCACCTATCCCATCTGTGACGGCAGCAACAATCTGCGCTCCAGATGAAGTAGTACCTACTTCATAACCAACATCACCAGAGCCGTGTACAGCAGCCACATCGCAGTGCAATAAAATATTTGTGATAACTGTATCAGCAGGTTGGACCCATTCACCGATGTTCGGTGAATCTCCAGTACCGGTACTTATGGTTACACCAGAAACAGCAGTCGCACCCGCTCCATGATGTTCTGAATACCCAGCATGGGGAAGATTACATCTTGGAACAGCTGTATGATAATCATAAGGCTGACGTAATATGAAATATTCTTGTACTTGTTCTGAGAAACGGTCGTGCCCATTTAACTGTAATTTAGTTTTATTATCATAAGTCTGTGTAATAGTAGTCTCGGTCCAAATTAATTCTTTGACTGGATGATTAAAGTTTAATTTATGGGATGATGCTAGAGAACCAGATTGAATCTGTAGTTGTTCAATTAAATATTCATGAGATACCTGGGCGAAACGACGTCTTTCATCGGTATCAAGGTAAATATAATCAGCCCAAATAGAGCAATCAGTGAGTTGGGTCATGGCGCCCCAAGTGAATTTGAGTTTAACTTCATGGTACTGAAGAGCAATTAATGGTAAAGCGAGACCTGGATTACGACAGAACCAGAATTGTAAAGGGATATGACAGTAATTAACTCCACTATTCGGTGGACCTGAATTATCTGAATCCCCCCAGTAACCTACTGCCCCGGTCATTGATTTTAATCCCTTAGCTTTGCTATAAGGTGTACTCAATTCATTCCATACTTTCATCCATTCTGATGTTTGTTTGTCAATTCTTTGACCTCCAATTTCTAATTCTACTTCAGAGATAAGATCGTTACCATCTGACCAATTGCCTGCGCCTGAACCAACACCTCTAACATAAACTTTATGGACTAAATCACCATTTCTAGAAATGGTTACAGTTCCAGAAGTTGTCCCGCTAGTAGGAGCCTGTCCGGATCCGTTAATAGTCTGCTGAATAGACTCCATAGAGAAGTTAGTGTGTCTTCTATAGACAACCTTAAAGAAAGTGATCTGGGGGTTACCCGTTAGGTAGATATCCTGAGCGCCATAAGCTACAAGTTGCATAAGTCCTCCTCCCATATTTTATACCTTAGCATAGAAAAAAAATATGTATTTTTTAAACTATCTTCTTCTAAAAGTAGAACCACTCTTAGAACCTTTAGATTTACTCTTAGAACCACTTTTAGAACTTTTAGATTTACTCTTAGAACCACTCTTAGAACC